ATCGCTTAGGTTGTCTATCAGTTTGTCCAGCTGTGTAATATAACGACATAATACAAGTGTGTTGCCTGGTTCATAATCAGCTAACTTAGCTATAAAATTATTTCGAGCTTCATCTAAAGATAAAAAATCTAACTCAGCATCATATTGTCTGTGTTGTCTTTTTTCTTTTGGATGATTTAAAACTAAACATCTAATATGTAAATTAGATAAATGTTTATCCTCTATTAATTCAGATGTAGTTGTAACTTGCTCACATTTTCCAAAAAGTCCTTCTAATACTAATTGATGTATTTCTGCACCATCTAGCGTTCCTGTTGTGCCTATACGATATTTACAATCATGTAGTTTTTGCATTATGCCTGTTAGAGATTTAGCTTTTGCTAAATGACATTCATCAACAATAGCAGCACCAAACTGTTTGAACCAACACTTGGGCATTTGATAGATTGATTGCCAGGTTGATATTACAACCTCTCTATCAGTTTCTTTATTTAAGCCAGCATATAATTTGTGGCAATGATGTTCTGGAAACCAACCATAATCACTAAAGTCAGTAAACATCTGTTCAACTAAAGACGTTGTTGGTACTATAATTAAAATCTTATCGTTATCAAATTTATCGACATAGTATCGTACTAAAGCATATATGATAAAAGATTTGCCAGACCCAGTAGGAGAAAGAATAATACCACGGTCTGAATTAATAATATGTTGAATAGCCTCAATTTGATAATTCCTTACATCAATACCTTTTGATATTCTATTTACAAATTGTTTTATTTGAGATTTTGGAACATTATGGTCTACATCAGGCCATCCATAAAATTCATTTTCAACTACCTCTACTTCATATCCTTGTTCTTCACAAAACTTCTTGACATACGGAAATAATCCCACATATATTTTACCAGTAGCAGGAGAGAATAGATGAATATAACCGGACCACATACGATTTCGTACTGACGGCATAAATCTTGCATTTGGTACTTCAAATTTGAAAAACTCTGAAAGCTCTTTGGCAATCGAGGTTTCACATTTGATTCGGAGATATACTTCGTTAAATTTTTCAATTCTTACATCCAAAACTATTCTCCATGTAGGAACTTTTTCCATTCTATAGTATTGCGAATTTCCCACTGTCTAGATGTTATCTGTTTCAGTATTCGCTCAAGGTAATCCACCATGGTTTTAATATATTCTTCTTTTTGTGTTATTTCTTGATATTCTATATCCGCATCTATATACATACCCACATCGGCTTTTAATACTTTTAAATCAAAAGGTTTATCTACATAAACAGAAGAATCTGCTTTACCCGTATAATATTCCCACTTATCACGGTATAAAGATTTTCTCTCATCTCTAGTCTTTTTTAATTGTAAGCTACATTGGGTATATATTTTCAGATATTTATTATGTAATTGGGGAGTACGACTACTTTCCATATCCAATTCTGTGTCATCAATTTTAAGGTCTATATCGACCATCTCTTGCAATTCAACTAACTTCATAATTACTCCATAATAAAAGTGTGAGGAGCGGCGCAGAGCATCTACCCGACCTCACCTATGTTTACATCGGCACATTCAGAATTGACCGAAGATTAATTTCCTTATCGGGCTGTCTTTCCACTCCTCACTATACTACTTATAATACTCTGAATTCGTAGTACATATAAGCAAATGAAACATCTGCTGTTAAATATGTTGAATCTGTATCTTGAGTAGTATAAGAAAGTCCACTTAACGAAACTGGAAAGGCATCATATAACTGTACTACAACTTTAGGATTATTAGCACTAGACAGTATATGAATCTGCATATCACTATACAAAGGATATTCTCCCTTTCTAGTAACTTCATCAACTCTATCTTTTGCCATAAACTGTTTATGTGAATATGGAAATCCAATATTTACCATCCAATCATGTATTTCTTGATAATTCTTTAATTCTTCATCGACCATCATAGTCATATCTAAATTATCATAGGTTAAAGTATCTCCAACACTGGGTATCATTTTTAATGGAGAACTTCTATCTACAGTACCTAATGTAATACCAGGAACAGTTACAGCAGTGCAGAACCATTCTGATAATGGAAAATTAGACATTGTAACCCTAAACTGACTAGTAGCGCTAAAGTCTTGTATATCAGGTTGCCTTCGTAAGGAATCAATTGTTGCCATATTACTATTTATAATGAAATGAAGATAAAAAAATACCCCGCCGAAGCGGGGTATTTGAAATAACACTTTATAGTTATTATAAGTGTGTTTTTTACATTAGGTTATTAACCTGAACTCGACGGTAGTACTTATTCAAGTCGTTAGCACCTGGGTTGCTAAGGTCGATGGCACCGGCACCATTCACTGTAGCGAACGGGTTGGCGACCATGCCATAACGTGTCTTAAAGCCGATTTTCGGCTGGAATGTATTTTCGCCAACGGCACGAACCATCTGCAATGGCACGTATGGGCAATAAAATACGCCAGCATCATAAGGACTTGTGCCCTTATAACCGACAACATAAAACTTCGTGGCTGTTCCGACGTTTGAATAAGGATCAATGTAGACTTTGAAACGTCCGTTCAATGTTCCAACAAATGTAGATCCTGTGTCATCAACAGACAGGTTATCGGACAGGTTAGAACCTGTATCCAAAAGACCGGCCATTGACAGAGCAGAAGCAACATCACTGTCACAAAGAATTACGTTACCCTTACCGCGGCGTGTATCAGTGGCGATAGCGTTAGCATCTCGCTCGATCTGGAACATCATGCCTTTAAACTTCTCAACAGACCAACGACCGTTGGAATCTGTATCAAGGTCAAAAATACCAGCAGTTGTGGTATTGATTGCGGCACCTTCCCGAGCTGTTGTGTAAATCGTTCTCACGACTTCACGGTTAATTTCAGCAAGGATTTCAGAACTCAGGATGTTAGCAAGTTCTGTTTCGGCGTCAAGACCATGAATCGCTTTAAGGTCCTGAGCAAGTTCCATTGTGTACTCAGCTTTGAGGGCCCGAGACTTTGCAGTAACGGTAACCTTATCAATACTGAATGCCATCTCGGCGAAAGCGTTGCCTGATGCATCACCCAAAGCTTCGGCCTGTGCGGTTGTCATACCAGCACCCGTTGTGACAGAACTCATGTCGTCTAGGACATCGTCACCTGAGTGTGCATCGACACCAGAAGTATTTGCAGCTGCGTTCCTGGCTGAAAAATCAGTATCAGCCTGATTGACGAAAGCTTCTGTTCCACTCTGGCTTGTGTAGCGAGACTTCATTGCGAAAATAAGGCCTGTAGGTCCAGACATAGGCTGAACACCACACACATCATAAGCAATCAAGTTGGGCATTGCCCGGCGGATAAGAGAAATAAGGACAGGATCCCAATTATCTACTGAACTACCGGTTGCGTTTGTGGGAGCGGCTTCATGAAGAAACTCACGGTCTTCTTGCATGGATCGCTCTTGGTTTTCTAAAATTACAGTTGTGACTGCACGTTTATAAGCATCTTTAATCTCTGGGAGATCAGGATGCTGTAAAACTGGCTGCCACTTTTCCTGTAGTTGTTCTGTGTTGAACATTTGAGTTATCTCCTCGTTATTTTACTAACTATTTATAAAAATTATTATTTTTGCGATCTCGACTCACTTTTCGTGATCGCCTTCATATAAGCAGCCATTTGATTGCTCATGTCACCTGATTCATCATATACTGGTGCTGCCTCAGCTTCGTTATCTTTAACAGTTCGTGTAAAATACGATTCTTTGATAGTTTCCAACTTCTTACGAAAATCATCGTTATCCTCATATTCAACATTTTCTGCTAATCCAACAAATTTTTCTACTTCTGTATCTGCTAGATCAGAAGCAACGTCTACTAGAATTTCATTTTTCTCTAACTCACCAATCTGCTGAGTAAGTTCAATATTCTTTTCCATCTGCTCGTTCAACTTGGCTTCCATTTCGTCAGCCTGTTTTGCGGCAGCATCAAGAATATCATACTTCTCATCAGGTACGGTAATGTTATGTTCCTCAAAGAGACCTTTGAGACCTGTGATAAAATTCTCTGTGATTTCGGTTTTAAGCTTATGCTCGATACCAACTTCATTCTGTTTCATCCACTCTTCCACAACGTAACTCAAGTAAGCATCTACTTTCTCTACGTTATCTTCTAGCGATTTAGCAACCTGTTCCTGAAGTTTCTCATCATACTCACTTTCGAGCTGCTCAATTTCGTCACGGACTTTATTCTTTACAGCGGCTTCAAAGATTGTTGCGGCTTTTTCTTTGAATTCCTCTGAAAGGTCATCTTCACCCTTAACAAGGGCTTCAACATCTTCCTTGACAGAAATCTTTTTAATCTTTTCTTCGATTTCCTTTTTTGCGGCTTCTAGTTCTTTCAGTTCTGCAGACTCTTTAGATTCATCAACTTCTTCCTCATCTTCATAGTCGCCACTAACGATTTTCTTAACTCGTTCATGGACGCCTTTAAGTTCAGTAGCTTTCATCTTTCCGAGACCTTCGACCATCTTACCTAGATCCTCAAGCATTTTTGCTTTGGTCATCCGAGCTTCCTCTAGTTGTTCTCCATCGTGCTCAATCTCATCGCCAGCGGCGAGTTTCTTGGGCTCTCCAGGAGTAGATTCACCGGAACTTCCAGAAGATACTTTAGACTCACTACCAGCAGAATTCGTCTTTTTGGCGCCTTTAATTTTATCACCAGCCTTATGTGAAGCAGATTCTTCTTCAGGAGTGTCTGCACCAGCACCTCCCAAATCTTCTGAATCATCTTTAAGTTCTGACTTTTCTCCGCCGCCAGCCGATGGTGATTTAGCGTTAGCTTTAGCTGGTTTCATTTTTGCAACTCCACCAACTTCTTCAACTTCATCCAATTGAGAAATTTCTTCCTCCATTGCTTTCACCTCATCCTCTGTAAGTTCAGCATCTAGAAGCTCTTCCAGTTCTTTATTTAAGTCTTGTTCTGACATTTGGATTAGACTCCTATTTTAGTTTATTATTATTTATAAAATCTATAATTTAGATAGGAAGTCAGCAAAGATTTGAGCCTTTTGCTCATAACGGTCTCTAGTCTTTTTCTGCATTTCTTTTCTATATCTAGCAATTTCAACTTCCTTAACGATACCATTGTCCCAAACCCATTCTTTTCCTTCCATAATACCTTCTACAAAAGCATTAGGAGCAGATGGATCTGCTACGATATCAGCAGCAGTTGCAAGATAAAAATCATTTCTTACATACTGTGCACCTTTTTTAGGTTCTAATGAACCCATACCTCTTGATGATACACCCAATTGAGCACCTTCATCAATAAGATTCTTTACAATCTTTCCATAAGGAGTATCCATGACCTTAGCTTCACCTATAAAGTTTTTACCTTCTGGGTAAAGGTCTGTAATCATGTGTGACACTCTTTCAAGATTGACTGTAGGACCATCTGGATGTCCTAACTCTCCAAATGCTCTCTTTTTCTGAATAAAGTTTTTATTGTACCTACCAACCTCTTTTTCAAGAATGTCCATAGGATATACCCGACCATTACGATTTTTTACATCAGCTTGAAGAAAGGTACCACGAATTTTATAATTCTTCCCACCTTTCTCATCGGCTTCTGTAAGATATTCAATTTCTTCTATATGCTCAGATATGAGTTTCATTTCATTCTTCCTCTACTGGCGCCTCAATTTCTTCTGGTTCTGCTTGTTTAGCAAACATTGCAGCTGCCAATTCGTTTTTTCTACGTTCTAATGCTGCATCTTTTTTATCCTGTAAAATCTGATTCAAAGATGCCTGAGCATTTACGTTATCTCCTCCAGCTATTTGTTTTGCAACCCGTTCAAGGTTGTTGTCTGCTACTGGTTCAGTACTAACTTCAGTTTCATTTTCCATAATTATACCTCATTATTTATAATTGTCCAAATTCATCTTCACCACCATCTCCTTCACTCTCTTTTTCTTTTGCTATTTGAGAATCTAATTCATCCATTTCTCTATCTGACTGTTGTAAAATATTTCTACGAACCCAATCTTTAGAATAATATACACCTATATGCTCTGTTATTCTATCCAAAATATCAAATCTATCAGTTAAAATTTCTAAATTTTTAAGTTCTGAAAAATGATTATCTTCTAAAAAGTTATAAGATATATCTTCTTTAATAGCATCCCAATCTTCTGGTGTAATTACACCTTTAAGAATTAATTGAGTTTTAAGTAAATCATCAAAAAGAGCAGCAAATTTTTTGCGAATCTTTCCAACAAATTTTGTGAATTTAACCTCATCTCTAGTTATTTCAGCAGACCGACCTAGGTTAAACCCAGAGTCTGATTCCAATCTAGAAAGAGGAACATTTAATGAACGATAAAGTTTATTTTGAAAATACTTGATATCTTCTAATTCGCCAAGATTCTGGCCGCCGGGTAGTGTTGTTATTTCAGTTCCTCTACCGCCTTCTCTCCGTGGAAGCCAAAAATCTTCAAGCATAGACATTTTACTTCTATCATCTCTTATTTCACCTGAACTAGCATCGTAAACCAATTTGTTTCGATACCGATTCATAATGTCTTTGAGATATTGCTCTGCCTTTTGCTTAGGTAAATTACCAACATCAATGTAAAATATTCTACGCTCAGGTGCCCGTGAAATGCGATAGATAACTATTGCATCTTCAATTTGTCTTAATTGATTTACAGGCTTGATTGCCTTATGTAGATGTGAATAAACTTGATTCGTTGTCGGTTCGTATTGACCTGATGTTATGTAAGAAATTGCATCTGGACTTATTTTTAGTCCAGTATGACCTTTACCGGTACCAGCACCAACAAATCCAGGATAAATTCCATCTTCATTATAAATGAAAAATTCTTCAACTTTTTTTATAACTTCTTCTTGACCTTTACCCTGTGTGCCTTTAGAGACTTCTCTAACTTTTCTGATATTTCTTGGATCAACATAACGGACTTCTACTATACCCTTTTTAGGATCATTAGTATCAACCATCTTATGGAAGTAAATTCGACCATCAACATACCACCGTTTAAAAATATCGTGAGCTTTATTATTCCAATGAAGTAACCTGACACAATGTTCAAATTCTGCATTAATCTTTTTCTTAATAGGATCAGATAATTTTACAAAATTTAAATTTAATGCTACGGAAGGTTCATCTTCACCAGAAATAATAGCCTCATTTACAATATCTTCAATTGCTTGATCCGCTTCAGGATGCTCAGCTGTTTGTCGGTATTTTTTGACTAGGTCAAAATCATTCTTCGGTGCTTGGTCTGCGCCAAAATATTGGCCAAAAAACCCACCAACACCACCAACGTCTAAGGAACCGTCATCGGGCGATGGAGGAACAAAACTAGTTGCTTTGTCCTTCCCCGCCCGATTAATCGTAAAACCAAATATTTCTGCCATAGTATAACTATTTATATCACTTACAACTTAACTATCGTCTATGTGTGCGGGTTGTGCGGGTTGCC